CATGTATGGCATTGAACATTACACTTGATGATGTAATCGCTGGTAATGTAGAGAAGTTGAAGAAGAGATATCCAGGCGGAGAGTTTGATGTGTATAAATCAGAAAATCGTGCGGTAGATGATCTCTAAATAGATAAGATAATATTTTGTAGATTAGGATGGCGAAAAGAAATGAAGGCGATATTATGGAGGGTATATTTTCCATAGGTCTTGCTGACTTATTTGCTAATGGTAACGTAAGTAGAGGTAGAGTTAATACTGTTCGTGCAAAGATAGATACTAATTTATTTTCAAGAGGTGCTTTTAACTATGAATATTCTTCAAAGGAAGTTCCACCAGACCCAGATATAGTTAAAATTAATCTACAAGTAAGATTAAAACAGGGTTCTACTTGGGAGGCATATGGGCCTGAATGGAAGATGATGTATGATAGAGTGGGTGATATTGGTAACTTAGATAATAAAATAACACAAATTATTAACACTCTGAATACAAACTATAGAGAAAAAATTATAAAATCAAAAAATGTATGGTTGAAAAATAATAAATCAGATAATGTTGTTGTTGATATCATCGCTGATGGTATGGAAGGTGAGCAAACTGGTGGTGAAATTAAAGGCGATATCATGGTTAAAATTAATATGAATGGTGATAATATTATAGACGAAGAAATGATTTTTTCTTTAAAGTCTGGTAGTACAACAGTTGCAAATTTAAGTCCATATACAGGATTATTAGATGTAATAAGTAGTCTTGGTGTTGACTTGGGATTGAGAGAACAAAAATATCGTAGACTTCTTGGTGAATTACTTTCCTCCGCTAGAACACCATCTGAAAAGAGAGCTAAAATAAAATTAGTGCAGATGTTTTATGCAGATACAATGACAGGTATTGATGCGGCCGCAAGAAAAAATCCATCCAAATTTAAAAAGGCAGTCTTCAACATGTTCAGAAGAGCAACCTTTGGAACTGATTTAGCTGATGTGATTGATGTTGATAAAACTAAAATTAAAGAGATGACTCTTGACCGTATTAATGAATTAGAATCAACAACAGGCAATATAAGAGTTGCACAAGACGCTGCAGCCTTACAAGGTAGAAAATTTTATATGACAGGTGCTAACGCACCAAAAGGTGAGTTAATGTCTTTTAGATTTAAAAAAAGAATTGTTGGAAGTGGTGATGATATAAAAATAAAAGAACTAAAGTTTTATATTATGTCGGGAACTGGTGCGTATCTTCCAAAACAAAAGTAGATAATCTGTAAAGAGTGTGTTATAATAAAAATAAATAAACTTAGTTACTTGTATCACATGGTTAATTTGCGTGAAGATATTCTAAAAAATCAAATCACATACTATAATGGTTTGATTGCTAAACACCAACAGAACGTTGAGATATATCTCAATCAACCTGTGGGTATTGGTGAACATTCAGATGTCATGTCAGCAATAGAAACAGAGATTACTGCTATTGCACAAGCACATGAGAAGATAGAAGTCATAAATCATTACTTTCTCAATAGATAGTGAAGAATACTCACCTCGAACATTTAGAAGATAATATCTTGAACGGCGGATCTCAAGGTGGTAAGGAAGCAGTAGCTTTTCTTCGTTCACTTGGAAAGATGTTAGACCAAGGTGGGGCAGATGCTCGTGTCACCGTAAAGTGGGACGGAGCGCCTGCAATAATTTGTGGTGTCAATCCAGATAACGGTAGATTTTTTGTTGGTACAAAGTCTGTATTTAATAAGGTAAGTCCAAAGATTTCATACTCTGAGAATGATGTTGATAGTATGTATCCGCCTGGGCAACTTGCAGAAAAACTTAAAGACGCATACAAATATCTCTCTACACTTTCAATATCAAATGTAGTACAAGGAGACCTCTTGTTTACTAATGATAAGTATGAAGCTGTGATAGGTGGTGATACATGTATTGCATTTCAACCAAACACAATCGTATATGCAGTTCCAAAAGATAGTGACATTGGACAGAAGATAGATGAAGCAAAGTTTGGAATTGTATTTCATACTCAGTATAATGGAAGAACTTTAGATACTATGTCTGCAAGTTTTGGTGGTATTAATATTCAAGGGAATACAGATGTGTTTGTAACATCATCTGATTTCAAGAATGCGTCAGGTGAAGCGAACATGACTCAAGCAGAGAAGACATCTTATGCAAATCTTGTCAACAAAACTGAAGGTTCTTTAAAACAGGCATCTCGTTTTCTTGACATGATGAAAGAAAATAATATGAATAAATTTACTTTGAACATTATGTTCAAAACTTTTTTTAATAGATATGTTCGTGAAGGTAAAACTTTAATCGGTGCTCGTAATACTGCCAGAGATTTTGCACAGTATTTTTCAAATGCATTAGATAAAGAGATTGACTCTAAGAAGATGAAATCAACGAAAGATAAATACTTAGAGCTTAAGAATAAAGGCCTGAAATTTATTTCTGATAATCAACAGGCAATATACATGACTGTTGCATCTTACATGAATTTACAGGCTGCGAAAAATTTTATGATTCGTAAGTTACAAAAAGTGAATACCTTTGGGACTTTTTTAAGAACACCAGATGGTTATCGTGTAACTGCGCCTGAAGGATTTGTCGCAATCCGATCAGGTCAAGCTCTTAAACTTGTAGATCGTTTAGAGTTTAGTCGTGCAAACTTTACCGCAGATAAAAATTGGGAAAAGGGTAATCCTATGCCCGTACCGAAAATATGAAAAGTTTTACTAGATTTATAACCGAAGCAATATCTTCTCAAACAGTTGCGAAGCCGAATCCGAATGATGACGAGGCAGATATGACTGTGGCTTTTGGTCGTTTTAATCCACCCACAACTGGACATGAGAAACTTTTGAATAAAGTAAAACAGGTTGCTGGTAAAGGTAATTATGAGATATATCCATCAAGATCAAATGACCCTGCAAAAAATCCATTAGATCCAGAAACAAAGATTGGATATATGCAACAAATGTTTCCAGCTCATGCGAAACATATTATGAATAATGATAAGACTAGAACAATCTTTGATGCCTTGAAAGGTGCAAATGAAAGAGGTGCAAAGTCTGTTAATATTGTAGTTGGACAGGATCGTCAAAAAGAATTTGAGAACTTAGCAAACAAATATAATAATAAACTTTATAAATTTGATCGTATCAAAGTAGTATCTGCTGGAGATCGTGACCCAGATGGTGAAGGTGTTAGTGCGATGTCAGCATCTAAGTTAAGAAAGGCTGCTGCAGATGATGATTATGATACTTTTAGAACAGGAATACCAAAAGGTTTTAAGGATGAGAATGCAAGAAAGTTATATGACTCAATTAGAAAAGGAATGAATGTCAAGAAACAACAGAATGAGATGTGGAAAATTGCTCCTAAGTTTGATTGGAGAAATCTTCGTGAGAACTATATGAATGGAAACGTATTCCAAGTAGGAGATACTGTAGAGAATGATAATACTGGTTTGATTGGTAAGATTATTCGTACAGGTGCAAATCATATCATTGCAGTGACTGAAGATAACATGATGTTCAAATCATGGATCAAGGATATCACTGAGAAGTTTACCGAAATCTCTGGTGTGCCTGCGAGTCAAAGAGAAGTTGGAACTGATTCTCATCGTGAGTATGTTCAAAGACTCTCTCATAATCCTATCATCTTAAATTTTATAAATAAATCTAGAAAGAAACGTGCGAAAGGGTAATGCTTAGTACAAAATTGCAAAAAGACTTGATGAATGCGTATGCAGCAGTTCATGAAGAGAAAACAGGTCATGCTGCTGGTGACTCTGATTTGGAGAAACAAGCATCACAATTGGCTTCAGATGTAAGATATAAAGCAAAGTCAAAAGTTCCTCAAGGTGCTACAGACGAAGAGAAAAGAAAAATATTTATGCAGATACTTGGATCATCACCAGCACCAAATGTCGTGAAATCAATGGCAAAAGAAAAACTTTTAGGTGAAGAAGTTGTTCATGAAATGAGATTCGATGATGGTGAAGAGGGAACTAAGAAAAGAAAAGAGGCTCTTAGAAAGAAAAGAGGAATGACAAAGGATGAGATGGATAAACATCCACAATTTAAAAAGGATAAAGATATGGAGGAAGGAATGTCATACGGAATGTATAAAGGATCAGGAAAACCAAGTGGTGCTATGGCTGCATTTGGAAAGAAAAAGAAAAAAGAGGAAGAAAAAGCACCTCGTACACAGAAGGGTGCGATGGCTTATGACGGCCCAAATAAAAGAAGAAGTGAAGCTGCTGATAGAATTATTGCGAAGACAAAAGCGAAACGTAAGAAGATGAAGGAAGAGTTTGTAGATGAGATGTCTTGTGGAACTCCAACAGTTAAGTCTACTAAAGAAACAAAAAATCCAAAAGATATGACTAAAAAAGTTGGACAAAAAGCTCCTGTAGATTATCGTACATTGTCTCAATCATACAAACCTGTTGGTAATATCTTTAATGAAAAGATGGATGCTGTCGGTCAGGAAGATGGTGACATCAATAATGATGGTAAGAAAGATGGAACTGATAAGTATCTTTCATCACGTCGTAAGGCAATCGGTAAAGCAATTGCAAAGAAACGTGGTAAAGTGAAGGAAGGTTTTTCTGCATGGAGAATCGATCTAGATTTTAACGAACAAGTAAAAAAGTAAAAGGGGGACTGGTTTCCTCCAAGTCCCCAAACTGCATAGTTATGCCTGAGAAAGAGGGGGCCGAAGAGAAGAAGACTACAAAGGAAGTTGTTAATAAAAAACAGAAACAAATATTGAACCAAGAAGATTATATTCCAGAAGAGGGATATGATGTTGCAAGAGATGAAGGAAGAGTCTCACCAACTAAAGATAAGAAAGACGCAACCACTGCTCCTCGAAAACCAATGAGTGCGAAGGAGAGAAAGAAAGCTATGCAACAGGCACAGCAGAGATCTCAAATAGCTGTCAACAATGTGGTTACTGCACTTCGTAAGAAGTATGGAAAAGATTCTGTGATGTACACACAGAAAACAAGTAAAGCAAAATCAAATGAGGAACTTGACTTATCACAAGTTGCTGAATCTCTTGGTGGTTATATTGTTGAACAAGAAAATCCACCAAATCCACCAATCGATATAACATCAAGGAATAAAAAGAAAATTTTGAGAAAACTAGAACAAGGTAAACCTATTTCTGGAATTAACGACCCCACATCCAGATATGATTATGATAAACTCACTGGAAAACAAAAAGAACAATATCAACAAATAAAAAGAGAGGTTGAAGCATCTAAAAATAAAAAACCAAAACCAACAAAGAAAAGAAATTTATTTCCTAAAGCAGGATCAAAAAATACTCCAGAGTTTAAAAAAGTACAAGCAGGAATAGATGCTAAGAGTCCAACTTACAGAAGTTCTGTCACTGGTAAAAAATTACCAGTTCCTAGAAAAGATGTTAGAGCAGCAGTGCAAGGTGGAGTAAAATCACCTGCTGGAATGGTTAAAAAAGTTACTTCATCTATTCCAAAACAAACTCAAGTTGTCAAAAAAGTTGCAAGTCAATTGACAAAAGGTGGATTAAAAACAGCTGGAAATGTTGGAAAGACAGTGGGTAAAAAAGCAGCTGGAGCTCTTGCAGCTAAAACAATCGGTAGAGCTGGTGCTAAGTTTGGTGCAAAACGAATATATGGTGTAGGATCTGCAATCGCTGGCGCAGAGGCAATCGGAAGATTTGCAACTGGTGACATTGTTGGAGGAACTCTTGCTGGTGCAGAGGCTATAACAGGATTAGTACCAGGCTTAGGAACTGGTGTATCTGCTGGTCTGGGTGCTGTGGGTTTAGCAAGAGATCTAAGAAGAACAAAAAAAGCAGTTCAAATTGCTAGAAAACTTAAACCAACCAAGTTTAAAGCAATGAGAGGAGCTATTGCAAGTACTAAACAATCAAACAAATTTGTTAAGGGGTTAGTCAAACCTAAGAACAGAACATCAACAGCAATTGGTTTAGCTGGTGCTGGTACAGTTGGTAGTAATGTGAGTGATCGTAGAAGAAATAGATTCAGACTTCCAAACATTCCAGCTCCTTCACTTACAGGTGGATCAGCAGGGTTTAGAACAGCAGGGTAGTAAGTCGCATATATAGTATTAGTGTATTTTACAGAAAAATGTTGTCATTTCTATTACCTTTCGCATCGAAGATCGTTTCCGATGCAGTGAGCAAAATCCCAGACGATGCAGAGTTGGGAGAAAAACTTGTTGAAATTTGTATTGTAGTCTTAGAGAAGGCGGTTAAGT